TTGGAGTTCATCACGAAGGACGCATTCGCGCGGTAGCGCGCGCCCAGCGCGTAAACGAGGTCAACGATCGCGTCGGCAGGGTTCAGCGCCGCGAAATCACCATCCGCCCCGGTGATCACGTAGCCCAGGTTGCCCCAGCTCCAGCTTGCGTCGGCTGCGGTCGGATGGGTCAGGAAGCCGGTGGGCTTGTCCACGCCATCCCCCGATACGAAGGCCGCCGCTTCGGCACGGGCGAACTTGTCCGCGATGCGGCCGGCCAGCCAGCCCTCGATATCGAACGCGGTATCGTCAAGCAGGCGCTGCGAGGCCTTGGGCAGGGCCGACAACTCGTGCAGCGGGATCGAGATGCGTTCGATCTGCGGGGTGTCGGTCTCGGTTGTGGCGGCCGTTTCCGTGGCCCAGCCCGCGCCCACGTCGGTCTGGTCGACCAGCACGTCGAACGAGGTCGCCTCCACGTTCACCACGTTGGCGATGGCGCGCAGGCTCGAGGCCCCGCGCAGCACGCCCTGGATCATCTCGGCGGTCTGCGCATCGACCAGGTAGCCGCCTTCGGCATTTACCGCGGTGTTCAGCGCCTTGCCTTCCAGCTCCAGTCCGCGCAGCCCGTCATCGTCACCGGTGCGCAGATAGGTGCCAAGCGCCTTCTTGTGCGGGGCGCCCTCGTCGATCTGGGCCGAAAGCGCAGGGCGCAGATGGGTCATAGTCTTGGTGTTCAGCATCGAGATACGCTCTTCCTGTTTTGAGAACTTCACGTTGATATCGTTCTGGAACTGGCTGAATTCATTCAGAAACCCCGCCAGTGCAGATTTCACTTCGGAGGTGGCATCCGGGCCCTTGGGCACAAGATCGCCGCCCGAAGACTTGGTCTCGGTCTCGGTCATCACGTCGTCCTGAGTGTTGGATGGTTGCGCGGCTCAGCGCGCCGCCAGTTTGCGGCGGGCGTCCTGGAACACCGTCGCCAGTTCATGCAGGATGTCGCCCTTGGCCTGCTCGGCCTTGGTGGCGCCGACCCGCGCTTGCGGAAGCATCGGGAAGGTCACCAGCGACACTTCCCAAAGCTCCACCTCGTTAAGGAGCCTCTGCCCCTTGTCGTTCTTGCCCGCCTTCACGGTGCGATAGCCGATCGACAGCCCGTCGATCGCGCCCGCCTCGATCAGGGCGGCGGCCTCGCGGCCTTTTTCTACGGCGTCGAGAATCCGGCCCTTGACCCACAGGCCCCGGCCATCCTCGCGCAGCTCGTCCCAGACGCCGATGGGCTGCGCGGGGTCGTGTTGCCACAGCATCTTGACGCTGCGCCGGCGGCAGTCAGCCCCTTCAGGCTGCGCGCATAGGCCCCTTGTTGAACAACATCGCCGCCCTGGTCACAGGCACCGAAGAGGCTTGCATAGCCCTCGATCAGGTGACCGTCGCGAACCGTCAGGTCCTCGTCGAAGCGGCAGAATTTCACTTCCAGTCCGCTTTGGGAAAATTGATACATTTCAGCCTCCTATCCACCAGAGCTCATCTGGATGATGTCATTGATCCCTTGCGCCAGGATCACGCTGACCACCCCGAAGACCGCCAGCCACAGCCGCCGTTCCAGCCGGTCCAGCGCCCCTTCGATGGCCTTCAGCCGGTATTCCAGCGCCTGCCAGCGTTCCTCGGCCACCCGCTCGTTGGCCTCGATCCGGGCATTGGCCGCGTCGAACGGGGCGTAGAGAAAGCGCGACCCGCCTCCCGTTCCCCGATCGCTCATTCATCCTCCGCCAGACGCGGCAGCCCCAGCATGGCGCGCTTTTCGGCGGGGGTCAGGAAATCGGCCTCGACCACCCGGGCCCATTGCGCGTCGCGTTCGGCGGCCAGGGCGGGCACCTGGTCGAGGTCGGGCCGCAGCTCCACCAGCTCGCCGGAATAGCCCGCGAGCCAATGGGCCAGCGTGGCCAGCACCTTGCCCGCCAGTGGCAGTACCGTCAGGCGTTAGAAGGCCCGGTGCGCCTCGGCGTAATTGGCATAGGTCGCGTCGCCGGGAATCCCCAAGAGCATCGGCGGCACCCCGAAGGCCAGCGCGATATCGCGCGCGGCGGCGTCCTTGGTCTTCTGGAACTCCATGTCCGAGGGGCTGAACCCCATCGGCTTCCAGTCAAGCCCCCCCTCCAGCAGCATCGGCCGGCCCGCATTGCGCGCGCTCTGGTGGTGGCTTTCCATCTCCGACTGCAACCGCTCGAACTGCTCGGCGGTCATCGTGCCGGCCCCGTCCGCGCCGCGATAGACGATGGCGCCCGAGGGCCGCGCGGCGTTATCCAGCAGCGCCTTGGACCAGCGCGAGGCGCTGTTGTGCACGTCGAGAGCCGTCGCCGCCGCCTGCATCGGCGACAGGCCATAGTGGTCATCCTGCGGGTGAAACAGCCGCACGTGGCAGATAGGGCTGGCCCCGGCAACCTGAAAGCGATGTTTCCTGGTGCCAACGCTGTAGTCATAGGCCACCGGCCAGCCATCGGCCCCGGGCACCAGGCTCATCCGGTCCGAGCGCAGCACGTGCAGCTCGCCCGGCATGCCGCCATCGGGGCTCACCGCCTCGACATAGCCATTGCCCGTCAGCAGGAGCTGCGCGAAGAGCGCCTCCAGGAACTCGCCCCGTCCCTGCGCCCCATTGGGCCGCGCCAGCAGCGCCAGCAGCGGATGCTGCTCATAGCGCCGCTCCACGTCCTGGCAGATCACCGGCAACGCGGCCGCGGCTTCCGCGATCAGCTTGACCGATCGGAAGCCCACCGGGTTGCCGGTAAAGCCCGTCTTCATCAGCGACACCGTATCGCGCGGGCTCCAGGCCACGCGCCCCGCGCCCGCCCAGGCCACCACGCGCCCCGTGGCAGAGGCCTTGGCCTCCGGCACCTCCGGTTGCGACCCGCGCAAGAAATCGAACACCATCCGCTTGTCTCCTTGGTCCATGTCAAAAGGGCGCCGCCGCAGCCAGTGCGAGGGCGCTCCGAGGGGGCGGATGAACGCCCCTTGCGTCGTCAAAAGTCAGATCTGCCGGATACCGGGGCGCGCCTGCTCCTGCCGTGCAGGCAGGATCATCCCGTCGGTCAGCGCCCAGACCAGCGCATCCACCCGGTCGGGGCTGCCCCGCCCCTCGAAGCCGGTGATCGTCATGCGGCACATCTGGTCTTCCAGCGCGGCCAGCCCCGGCAGATGGGCAATGCGGCCCTGTTCGTAGAGCGCAGCCACCGGCTCTGCCCGCGCCACCTTGCCCCGCGAGGCATGGACCGAGCGCACGTTGATCAGCGGATCGACCATGCGCACCGCATCCAGCACCAGGTCGCCGCCCTGGTTCACCTCGGCCACCATCCGGTCAGCCCCGTGGCGGTGATAGGCCGCGACGGCGGCCTCGGCCCAGCCGCTGGCCGAGACACCCTGCACCGAGCAATCCTCGATCACGACCCCCTGCCAGCGCCCCGGGGGCCCGTCCTGCACCACCCCCACCACGACGATCCCGCAGGCGTCCGAGCCAGCATGCCCCGTCACCGGCGGGTCCACCGCCACCGTGACCCTCGCACCGTCAGGCACGCGATCGGTCCGCGCGCCATCCAGCATCCCTTGCGTCCACAGCGCGCCCTCCGCCTCCTCGATCAGCTCTCCATCCAGCTCCTGTCGGCCAAGGCGCGTGTCGCCATAGCGCGCCCGCACCTCTTCCAGGAAACTTTCCGCCAGGAAGGCCCGGTTGGCCTCGGTCGGTGCATGGGTCATCACGGTGCTGTCCCGGCCCAGCAAATCCTTCAGCACGCCCACGTTGCGCGGCGTCGTCGTCACGCAAACCTGCGGGTGATCCCCCAGCCGCAGCCCGAATTGCAGCATGTCCCAGGTTTCTTCCGCCCGCGGCCATTTCGCCAGTTCATCGGCCCAGGCCGCGTCGAATTGCGGCCCCCGCAGCGCCTCCGGGTCATGCGCCGAGTAAAGCCGCGCCTCCGCGCCATTGGGCCAGGCAAGCATCCGCTCCCCGGCCACCCATCGCGGCCGCCGGTCCGGGGGGAGCAGGCCAAGAGCCCGCTCTCCCCCTTCACCATCACCGCCAGCGCCTGGTCATAGGTTTCCCCCACCAGCGCCACGCGCCGCGCCCGGCCAGGGG